TCTTTCGCGAGCTAAATCACTACGAGCTTTAGCTTCTTTCGCCATAATATCAGCATTGTCTTTCTTCTCTTGTTGCTGTGCTTGGGCTTGTTCTGCTTGCTGCTGTTGCTGTACAGCTTCTTCCATATCCTGCATTACTTGTTTTTTATTGGTTATGAAAGCAGCTCTTAAAATTGATTTATCAGCGATTGGCATTCCCAATTCTTTAAAATGAAGAAGTTGCTGAAGTTCCATTTGTCTTTGTGTAGCTGAATAATTCCCTTCTTCAACTGCAACTGAGTATTTAAGAGCATGAGATGTAAAGAATCTTTGATCTGGATCATGACCAAGAATATTACGGATCTTACCTTTACTGAAGTTCTTGCGAATCGCTTGTAGTCTGATCTTTCCATATAGACGTTGCGTATAGTCCAACTTATCAAAAATTGTCTGAAGTGTAGTGAGACCTGCACCTTGACGTAGCATTGAAAGGATGCCAGATTTATCATCAGTTGCCGAGCCAAGAAGCTCTTCATTGACTCCTGATATCTTTGTTATGTCTTCTGAAAGGCTAGCTGACAATTCCATCAAGGATTGAGGTATGGGAGCTGCCTCAATACGTTGAATTTCTTGTGGTAGATGACCTGCTTTCAAAGGAATTAGGAACCCTTGTCCTGATTGTCTAAACGCTTTTGGATCTGTTACTGAATCAATTGGATAAATCCATCCGGAATTGATTTGTGACTCAAGGATATCTAACTCAATTACCTTACGACGATTGTATAAATATTGAGCGTCTCTTAAATTTCTAACAATACCCTGCTGTCTCCATGCATAAGATTGGATATCCGGTTCGTGATAACAAAGTGTTGGAATGAATGGATACGGATCAATTTTAAGCAGGTTTGGCCCATCATAAAGAACTCTATCCCCAATACGTATTGCAAGCTTGACTGTAGGTACCTGCACTTCTTTAACCATTAACCATGGTTGAAGAGCTAATGTTCTTTCAAACTCATCTTCTGATTCTTCCTCGTCCTCTTCCCATTCAACTGCTTCTCCAGATTTAGGATCTAAGATAATTTTAGCTGAACGAGTGGTTCTGTAATGGAATTCATCATAAGCAAATAGCTGGTTGGTATCTAAATTCAATAATTCCGCTTGTAAAGGGAAACGGCCATCCTTAGCACTTGATGGTCTCATCTTCTCTATTTCTTTAGCATGGCCAGGTAGAAGAGCTTTAGCTGCAGTTTTAGTGACCCACCGTCTACGCCAAATAAAAGAACAATCGGTTAAGTCTTGTTTCCTGTAATACGGATCGATGAGATAGTTGTTATAAGATACCTGATCAGTGAACAAATCCCCAGAAATAGGGTCAAGGGTGTAATCAGGATAGAGATGCAAAAGATTAGCACCCACATCGCAAGCACCTTCAAAAGACTGAGATAAGTACTCTTGGAATCCATCCCTTTCTTCACTCCACTTTAAAACCTTATTGAAATCATCGCATAATGGGTCATCCTCCCCATTTGGCATCGTAATAGTTGATTTACGGTTCTTTCTTTGATAACCACAAATCATATTAATATGACGACGGATCAAATTAAAAAAGAAACGACGAGACTGTGTGTATTGTTGATCACCATAGATCATTGACCATAGGGTTTGATCACCAACTTTAAATCTCTTGTCAATTGCCCCTTGTTGCCAATAAGCTGCGTTGGCAGGATAACTAGATTGGTAGAAATGATCCATCATCTGCTTGATATTCTTAGCGTTAACATCACTTGCATCGATGTAACCTAATCCAAGACCAGATCCTTCTGCATCGTAAGATCCCATTAAAAAGCCTATTAAAATATTTAATCCGAACATGGATTATTTTATTTTAAAATGCAATATTAGTTTTTATCTTTTTATTTGATTTCTTGACTACATAGTTTAAGAGCTTCTTCATAAGAAACCTTTAACTTGCACATGAGCAAAGATGGACTGAGTTGACCATGGATCTTCTTTAATTTTTCTAACAAAGATTCATGGATATCTTTTCCTGGTAATTTATTTTTTGTGTTTCTTTTGATTAACCTAGATTCTGCCATAATAATACGAAAGCATTCTTGACAAAGTACGGGTAAACTCAAACGTTCACGTCTGTTAGCTTGAATAGATGTTTCATTGAATAGGAATTTGCATTGATTGCATTTTATATTCATTAATGCCTTTTTTTGAAAACTGAAATTTTCCTTTCATTTTTAATTAACGAGAAATTGAAATGCTTGTACTTTTACTTTTTATTTCTTCTGTAACTCGTTAAAACAAGTCAAAGAACACGCATACACAGTCTTAACGGTTTTTTCTTTTCTGTAGCAAAACTCCGAACTTTTAATTCTATCGCAAGCATCGCATTTTCTATTAACCATATTTAGAATGTATGGTGGGTTAGTTAATGCCCATAAATCACGCGTAGCGTTCTGTCTGAACAGTTTATTATCATTCATAAGCACCTAATTTTTTAAAAAACACATCCATAACCATACCAAACGTATGGTTTGTAGCTTATATATCCCTTTGTCACTATACTTTCTGATTTACTAGAGTACTTTGTGGCAAAAAGAATTCAAAAAAAATCGGCTATTAAGATCGCCTTTGGACAAGCAGTACGTAAAATAAGGCTAGAAAATTCGCTTTCCCAAGAAAAATTAGCAGAACTATCTGATCTACATATGAACTATATAAGTTCAGTAGAGCGCGGGGAAAGAAATATTACCTTAGAAAACATATGCAAAATAGCAAAAGGCCTCAACACGCATCCATGCGATCTTTTTTTAAATTTAAGCTATCCTTTTAGTTTCACCAAGAACTGAACTCAAATGGTTTCTTGTTTCAGGGTCTATGTAGGCCCATTTTACCACTTTAAAGCTACTATCAGTTCCCAACAAATCCCATCCTATTGATTTGTCAAAACGTCCAACATAAATCCATAAATTAGGTCCAATATTGTAAATTGAATTGTTAGATTTCTTTATCAAATCTTGAGTTTCTGCAAGAACAAAAACCTCTTCATTAGAGTGAGGAAGCTTATTTTCTTTTATATCATTCCAATTGATCATATTTCGATTTCTCCATCTTTTTCCATAACGATGGCCACTGCATTTTGACAGAAGCCAACTTTCCTGCGTGGTATTCTGCCATTTTAGAAATAAGATATACAGATCTAATTAGTCGAATAGTTGCTTCATGCTCTCCATTTTCTTTCTCAAATATTTCTCCTTCTTTGTCTAAAGAAAAATACATTTCAAATAATGGGATTACGTCTCTTAAAAACTTTTCTTGCTGTTCTAAATCCCAAACTTCGAGAAATTCATTTATTTGGACCTCCAGCTCTTTTGCCATTAATCCTCTGAAACTATAGCTAAAATATCTTTTTCAACTATCAGCCTATGTGGTTCGTCTTCAGTACCACCTCTTATAGGTACTCCTGAATATGGCGATATCAAAACGATTGAATTAACTGTGATTGGATACTCACATTGTCCTCCAACAGACAAAACTGTAGCGTCTACAGGTTCATCTGGAGCATTTTTGTTCTTAGGTAAAATTAATCCCCCAACAGATTTTTCTTGCTCTTGTGGCTTTTTAAAACTAACGATTAGATTTCTTCCAACTGGTTTAAGATTCATTTTTTCCTTCTTTTTTGTTTTGTTCTTCTATCCATGTAAAAAATGCCGCCTCGTCTATCAAGACTGTTCCTCCAACTCGCTTAACAACCTTACTAAAACCGTTTTTGTCAGCATGTAAGATTAAATGCCTTAATCCACCGGCTGGCGGCCATGGATGAGGCCATTTATTAACCGGCCAGTATTTAGTTGGAGCTGTGTATTCTTGGTCCATTCTTACCCCGCGTTCTTGTAATCAGTTTGATAAAAGCCTGACCCTTTAAAATGAAGGGACGGACTGACATTGTATACCTTTTCCATATCCTTATCTGAATTGCATGCTAAGCATGAAACACAAGGTTTTTCATTCATTTTATGAAAAACAGAAAGGGTGAATTTACAATTAGGACATCTATAATCATATGTTGGCATAATCTCTCCTTAAAATATTCCATAAACGAGTTATTTGCTTTCTTCTCTTACTTATTAAAGTAGGGTCTAATTTTAGCTGTCTTCTAACTGTTTTCATTTAGTTTTGCCTCTATTGCTTCCATGATCCATTGAGTTCTATTCATCCATTGTTTCTTATCCAAACGTTCCTGAATCCTTTCTAAACAACTGTTAGGAACGCGCAAAAGAATGTTTGTAAAATCTGATTTTTTTTTAATGTCTTCCTTGACATACCCACCGCCGTCAATGAACGCTTCTTTTTCTTTTTTGCGATCATCGTCTCTAGGGACACTTCTTGATATCGGCATATATTAGGCCTATGTTGCTTGTATGGTTGATGTATATATTGTATATAGATGTCATATGTCAAGCATATATTGCATCGTAAAGATCCTGTATTTCTTTGCAGGCTTTTTCATCCTTTACAGGCAGTTCATGGACGCCTAAACCATCAGCACATGCATTAGCAAATGATTTTCGAGTCTTTATAATTATTGGTAATGTCTGAAGAGTTGAGCTTTCTCTCAGCACTTCTAAAGCCTCATCATTATCCTTACCTTGATGGTCGGCTTGGTTTAGGAAAGCGTAGAATGTTGCACTAAACGCAGAACTTTCCTCTATAAGGCGTTTCACCGGTCCAAGGGTCCACATATCAATAGATCTTGGTTTGAATGGGAATAGTATCTTATCAGAACAGCAGATAGCCGCGCGCTGAGATGTGGTATCACGACCACCAGTATCTATAATGATGTCATCGTAGTCACCCTTCATCTTAAGGATGTTTGAGTATAGTGCTTTTCCTGTGAGACAGACTGTAACAAATACAGCTGCGTTGGGACTGGTTGTTTTTAGGCTAAGGCCTCTATGGTCTCTTTGTAAGGACCATTCGTAAGAACTCTGTTGTTCATCTGCATCAACCAGTAAGACTTTCTTACCGCTTGCCGATCTCATTTGACAAAGGTTAGTCGCGATAGTTGTTTTACCACTTCCTCCTTTTATGCCACCAATAGTCAAGATCATATACGTCACCTATGTATTTTGTATGTTGTTCATATTTTTTAGATATGCAACATATATAGGGGATATATATTTTGGCAAGGATTTACTTCGAAATCGGATACTTTGATACTTGTATACAAATATCCATGCTGTTATAATAAGGCTATTAAGTAGGAGGAAAATTATGAAAAACACCGTTCGTGTAAGTTTTGATGTTCCAATTGAAGAACACACTTTTTTAAAAGCTGACTGTGTTAATGCCCACGTCTCTTTTGCTGAAACAATGAGAGAGCACTTTCATAAGTTATATGAAGAACGAAAAAAACAGAATTTTCATAATTTATTGTTACAGGGATTTCAAGATTCTTATGAAGGGAAGGGACGCGTCATATCCCAAAAGGAATTAGATAAATGGGATAAGATGGTAGACGATAATGAATAAATTTGAGATTCGGTACCTACCTCTTGCTGAATCTCAATTGATTTCATTAAGAGACGATCCGTCTAAAAAGGGAATTTTTAAATCTGTATACAAAACTTTAACTTTTATGGGAGTGAATATAAAGCATCCGTCTTTAAATACTCATAAATACAATGCGATGAAAGGGCCTAAAGGGGAGGAGATATTTGAATCCTATGCACAAAACAACACTCCTGGAGCTTATCGTATTTTTTGGTATTATGGCCCAGGGAAATCAGTCATTACGATTTTGGCTATAACACCGCATCCTTAATCATACCACTTTGGATCATTTGTTTTCTTATCTCTTCTGCGATACCTGGAAACACTAGGTTGCATTTGAGGCCACTTCGATAGTCACATGATTTACACCTGACTTCAATAAAGTTCATTAGCTTGCCATCCGGATGGTAGGGTCTCCATATTACTTCTGGTTCATGACATTGCTTCAGGTATTTATTTTTCAAAGCCCAACTAACCGTTTCATCTTCGTGTTTAATAGCGTTATAAATATCCCAATTCACCCAATAAGGGCATATTTGGCGTATGCTCTTACCAATCTCAATGGCTTCATCAATGAAGACTCGGTAAATATCTGGGGGTAATGAGTTGGTGTTCATTTTTCCTTTACGTCTGATAATTAATCTAATGTTTCCAAGTAATTTTTATATACTTTAGACTATTTTTACTAAATAACCTGCTTTAGATATGTTGAGAGCATCATTTGTTTTTTGTTGGTTTTTCTGATTCATTTTTCAAATTTTCTTCGCGTTCTAGACACATTGTGAGGGCATCGAAAGATTTGTCATTTTTTGTTGCATTTTCTTCAAAAATTTAAAAAAGAACATGGACACCCTTGATAGCAATATGCCTAATATGGCATGGACATCCATGTCCTCGACAGTCTTACACTGTGTAAGTTGCCTTATTTTTTATCTTTAAGCATCTCAAGAATTACTCCATATACTTGGTCTATTCGTTGAGCGTGTCCATCGAGCCTTGTATTCATAGATTTAATGTCATAATCTAATTTATTAACAGCCCAAATCACAAGCGTTACCATAGCACAGAACAATACTACATTTACACCGATGAGAGTCCATACTTGACCTTCATCCATACTGTATTTCCTTGTTCTTTATTTTATTCAGCTCTTCTTATTTTACTGTCATCTTTAATCATACAGCAATCCTTAGAACTAAATGCTCCTTCAAGACGGCAAAGTCGGCGATCAATATCCGTAAGTTTCTCGTCAACTTTATCAATCCTGTAATTTAAAGTTCCTTCAATCTTATCTATTTTCGCATTTAAGCCATTCCACATAATTAGCATCAAACCAAACTGAAGACCTGAACCTGTCAATATAATTGTCATCAAGACCTGAAATTCATTCATATAATTCCTTTTTGCATTTTCGAGTTTTTTCCAGAAAGTTTAACAAAAATGGTACTTTAATCGTATACATTTTTCCGATGATCTATTTCGATTATCAATACGAGGACTTTTTCTTCTAGCACTTGGTAAATAATGCGGTAATCTCCCACTCTTATTCTTCTGCAAGATTTCCATTCTTTTAAAAGAGGCTTACCGTATTCATTTGGAGAAGTCATCAATCTTTCTTCAATAGCAATCTTGATTCTTTCTCTGATCGTTTTTGGTATTTCTCTTAGTTTTTTTTCAAGGCCCTCTTCATATTTTATTCTGTATCTAGGCGTTTCCACATTTCCTCATGATCCACGGTCCTTGTCTCTCCTTTTTCTATCTTATCCAAAATAGCTTCAGCACGCCTAGCTAGTAAATGATCCTCATAGTCTTCCAACCATTCTTCCATAACGCGTCTCACTAACGAGGACCGACTTACTTTCTTTTTTTCACAGATGGTTTTGATGATATCAGCATCACTTTCATTGAAAGAAACGTATATGCGCGAATTGTTTGTATTCATACCCTCTCTCCTTTTCCTTATTGTAACACATCTGTTACAAAAAAACAACGCTATTTCTTGCCCATACACCTATTTTTTATATTCCGTATTCGGCTCAGCTGCCAATAAGATGTTTGTTGTCGAGTCTGTTGTATGATACTAGTTCTTAACCGTGCGCTAATGTCATTTAGGGCGGTTGCTTTTATCTTTTTTCTACAGATAGCCCCCTGTACTTTGTTGATTGAACCCAAAAATGGAATCATCGCCATATATCCTTCTCCTCAATTGATCATAGCTCAACTCCTCATCCGGATGACTGAGTTGTCCAGAAGGAAAAGCACTAGCACAAAGATAGCGGCACGAGTCGACCGCATGGTCGTTTAGTTTTATTGGTTTGTCTTCTCCGCGCTCTGCAGCTTTAGGATCCCATGCATACCCTTGTATTTGCTCTATTAGGTTTTTGCAGGGTTTCTTGATTACCAAGTTCTTATTAGCTATGAACTTTGACATGACTTTTATACCAAATAACACATCGTTATTAGCATCTAATACTGGTATATCCCGAGCTCTAAGCTCTAGCTTTAACGATGCTGCCGCCGGGTCAACGTATAAGGCTCTGATTGGTCTCCAAGAAATAAAAGCTTTTATATCATCTGCCAGCTCTGCATCAGTTTTTGATCTGCCGGCTTTTGAAGAATCATAATAATATTCATCTTCTATTCGAATTTGTGGCCATTGTTTTGGAGTCACTGCAGCTATATGGCATGCTGTAGGATTTACTGTGCCATAATCTAAGCTGGCTACCCAGTAGGTTGGCGCGGGCAAATCTTTGTCAAAGACATTTATATCATCAAAGTCGCTAAATACAGCGCCTTGCGCCATACACCATTCGCCAAGGATTAAACGACGATACCAAGCTCCGGTATATTCTTTTTTTAGACTTTCTACATATTTGGGATCTAAGGAAGGGTTGTCATCTAAAGTAAAGTTCCAATGAATTAAGTCTAATTCACCCTCTCTATCAATAAACTCTTTTTTTAACCAGTGTTGTGGTCCCTCAGGGTTTGCCGTAGCTAATAGTTGAGCGCCAGGCACTGATAATCGAGATAAGAGCATCTTCCAAAATGGAGCCGGAATACAAACAGCTTCGTCCACATAAGCAAACGAAAGCGTTGACCCTTGGATACGACGTACCGCACCCTCATCGTGTGCACCGACAAAATAAATGTTTCTCCCGTAGATTTTAGTTTCCGTCGTCTTAGTGCCCGGCGGATCGCAACCGAGGAATTTATACAACTCAAGGAGAACATTACGTTGGATTGTGTCACGATTTACCCCAATTATCATCCCAGAACCTGGGGGACCGTTTTTTATAACATCAATCAACTTTAATATACTAGAATAAGTTTTTCCTGATCTAACTGCACCAACCCATATATTAAATCTTTTATTTGCTTCATTAAAGCTTTGAATTTGTTTGGGGCTTAATGGCATTTAAAATCTATCGAGAAGTTTGGCGATGGATATGAGAAGATAAGAGGCAGACAAAATAAAAACACTTGAAAGAATGGGACCAACTATATTGTCCCATATGTATACTATTTTTTTTCCGCCAAGGAGATTCATCATTTTTTTTCCTTTAGTGACTTAAGTTCTTCAATGATTGTTGTTAAATAAGCATCGTTTGGAGCTAAGAAGGTCTTCTCTTCTGTTTCCCTTTGGCCAAGTCTATTCTTACCAAGCCAAACTAACATTGTTTTATCTCCTTTCATTGCTATTTCAAATTGTTTATGTCTTAATAAACTTTCACCCTTTTGTTTCTTTTCACTTGAATAATTAGTAAAGCTAGTTCCGTATTGTTGTTCAACTCTTTGATAAAAAGTAATTGGGTGCATATCAAAATGAGAAGCAATTTCAACACCTGTGCAGCCAGACATAAGGAGTGAATCAACGAGTTTCCAATCAATAGGCTTGACCGGCCTAAATTTGCCTTCGGGCGGGTTGACTTCGTGTGGTTTTTTATTAGGGCCTGGTTTACGCCCTCTAGGTTTTCCAGTTTTTATATAAGTCATATCTATAGTATCCCGTCACAATGTGGACATTTTTTTATAGGGTCTTCTTTCTTTGGTTTAGCTTCGACTTCTTCTACTTCCACTTCAACAGAACCAACTAACTCACTTGGAATGAAACCTGATTCTAAAAGTAATGAGACATCATAAATATTTGCCAAAACATCAAAATCAAATTCCCCATATGTTTTATTGTCTAAGATTATTCGTCTTTCTATAAATTCTTCGGACAGATCTTTTTCTACAATACAAGGAACCTTATCCCAACCTATACGTTTAGCTGCCTTCACTCTTTGATTCCCGGCATAGACAGTAAACACTGCTCCCACTTGATTAACTAGGCAAGGTCTATTGAAAAAGTATTCGGGATCTCTTTGAATGCTTTCGCAAAGTTTGGTGAACTGATCTTTAGTGATCTTTCTTGGATTGTTATCCAATAGCTTTAGTTGCTTGATTGGCAGTTGAACAATTTCGCGCATTTAATAATCCTTTGTCAAAACAGACTCTAGGATATTCATAAAAATAGCGCAAACAAAAAAAAGAGCTAGAGTGTTTACCTCTAGCTCCGAAAAAAAAACATTACCTAACAAAATAAGGAGATTCATGAAAAAAACAATTACTTGTTTCTTAATCTCCCTATAACAATATTGCTCTTTAATCTGCAAGTATTTCTTTTAGCATTATTCTTTCATCAGAATATTCCGCTATTTGCTGAAATGTTGTTTCGTTTGAAAAAATGTTTTTGTTTCTCATTTCATTAACTAAATCTGCAAAGTAAGCAGCTAAATCAGCTTCAGAAGTATACATAATTTCCTCTTTTGTAAACAAACTACTTTAATAAGATGAAGATCTTATTACTTGTCTGCTTTTTTTGCAACGGTTGTGTTTTGGTTAATATATTCCCCTCCCCTAAGGGGGGGCGATTGTGTTTACTTTTGTTTCTTTTTTCTCTTTTTTGTTTCATTTTTGTGGTAATATATTCACTAATATGGTACATTTACACTTTAACCGGAGGACTTATGGCTTATTATCACCCTGAAGACCCTTATGATGATTGTTGTGAAGTTGAGTGCTACAAATGTTCAGAAACAAAAGAAGGCCTTAGCACAGCTAGCGACAGGCTGCTAAATCTTTTGAAGAATCTTTATAAACCTGGCGAATTTGATAAAGAGGACTTTGAAGATAATCTAAAAGATTTATGTGACACTTTAGAAGTTAATTTTCCAAAAGATAAACTACAAATAACTGGAAAATAAATTCCCTTTTTTTTATTGTTTCTCACCAACAACGGGAGAAACTTTTAAAATGGTGGCAATTCAGTTAGAATTTTTTAAGACAGAGCAAGAGTGTGAAATGGATGCATTGCGTCATGCTTTAGAACAAGTTCGAAAATCAAGCGAAAAAGTTCGCAAAGGAACTTACGCAAAGTTAAACGAATTGACTAAAGAGGCAACTGATTTAAAAATAAGGTTAGAGATTTTAGAAAGAGGCATTAGTAAAAAGACAATAATTGTCTAATTAACACAAAAAAATACCTTCGCTCTGGCTCTGATTATGACAGGAACAACAACATTTGCTTCTTTGATAGATCGTAATTTTCACTGCATATTGTTTGGGGTCACCTTTTTCTTGGTCATAGATAAATTTAACCTCATCCATGTCGTCCGCTCTACCGGCTGCTTTCCCTGGGAATATATATTCCGAAATTTCGTCGACTATCCATTTCATTGATATTGGTAGATTGTCATGAGAATCTAGTTTCCTTGGCGCTATTCGCGTTAATTTGATTTGGCAGGGCAATTGTATGTCTAACTGCTTTTCGTGCAACACAGCCCAAATATGAAACTTTTGCGTTTGGTGCCGCTTTGACTTAGTGATGTAATGCTCACCACCACGATTGCTTTCGGGAACGGTCTTGATTGGAACAGTGAATTCGTATTGGATGTTAGAGTGCTTGGCGCTATACATTTCCCAACTTCTCCTTCACCTTTTCAATCATTTTAGGATCAGAATAGTCAAAATGATAAGCACCGACTTGACCGCCTACCACAACTTCGCAATAATTATTGCAGGCTATTAATTTAAAGCGCTTCTTTTTGGTCACCCCTATAGCTTCTTCCTTAAGCGCCCAAGATTTATTATTATCTAAGATTTCTTCTTTGGTCAGTTCAGGTAATGGGGGAGCTTTTTCTTTGCAATGCCAAATTAATAGGCCTGCTATGTTTGTTGCTTTTTCTCCCTTGCCTTTGACAAAAGCCACCGCTGCTTTCACGCGATCTTCTGGAAATTGCATAAGAGATTTTATAGCAGATTCTTCAAGAGAAAATTCTTTTAGACAAGAAAAAACAGCAGCAGACGGCGAAGCCGCTTGTTGTTGTTCTTTTTGTTTTTGTTCTTTGTGTTCTTGTTTGGGTAAAAAATTTTTACCCCCCTGGTAAAATTTCTTTACCCCCCCTGGTAAAATTTCTTTACCCCCCCCAACATTTTTTGAAACTTGTTTTTTCTTCTTCTCCATCATCATTTGCATGTTTTTGTTCCACAAATCGACAATCTGGATTAGATCAGGAGCATTTCCACCATTACTATTGGCTCTTTTAGTTATAATTATTAAACCTGCCTCTGACAACTCTTGTTTAGCTTTTAATAAAGAAGGTTTGGAGCACCCAACCTCTTCCATAAGGGTCGTATTAGATTTAAAACATGAACCCCGGTCTCCCGCCGTCATCTTAAGTACACAGTAGGTCTTGAAAGCTAGAGGATCCAGCTTCATAGAGAAAAGGATATTCGGTATTTCTGTGCGGTAATGGTGAAGAGAACCTAGGTCTTCTATTTCAAAACTTTCGATAAGGGATGTTTGTGTCATGGCTTTCTCTTTGTTAGAGAAAGATGATCGCCAGTGAACATTATTGTTGTTCTAAAATCAGACCAACTGTATAAAAGTAGTCATGATCGGCTAGGATCATCTTTTGTTTGGTTCTTTATCTCTGGGGAGAGATTTTGAACATTATACTTTTTCCTCTAGAGCACAACGCTCTAGAGGTTTTCTTTTTTAGGGCACAAATTATCAAATCTAAACATTAATGTCACTCACATGCTTGTTTAAACAAATAACTTTACGAGCAATGTTGCACCCTAAAAGCATTATAGCTAGAGTGGTTTTTCCAGCTTCTGTACTCAAAATGAATCCTTCTTCTTCAAGCATTTTATATCTACTATCGTATTGAGATGACTGCTTTTTTGGCGTCATTTTATTCGAATAGAGAGTGCAAAGATAGCTCCAAAAAGAAGCTATGGAGGTATTTTTACATGCTAAGTAATGAAAACAGTCGTCACAGATCAGTAAATTATCGCTCTTCATAAAAAACCATCCTTAAAAATTATTATTACTTTTATAACACTTTTTTTTACGAAACTCCTTTTTTTGGTTCCATAAAATTAAAACTAGTATTATTAATAAATTATTTCAATAGGTGGTTTTATGTTGGATGTTTTAAGAGAAATATTTTCGGATAAGGTAGTGAAGCGATGCTTCTATGGCTTTGTTTTTCTTTTCTCAACCTTAATCTTATCTTTACTCCTCTTCGCTTTCTAGTGGGTCCCACTCAAGATTTGGTTGGTTTGCGGATGTATAGCGTTGATGAGATTGAATGTAGTCATTGACAGCTTTAATGAACTGCTTGCTAGGCTTCCGTCTGCCTTTAATGATGCTGTTTACGTATTGTATAGAGTAGTTTATTTTGTTTGAAAAAAAGCGTTGGGAGATTCCGTTTTCGGCCAAATATTCGGAAAGTTTCATTTTTATGATCCTTTTTCTTGCATTAAATATTCATTTTTCTTAATATAGTGCTATAAAAATAAAACAAGACAGTGGTTTTTGTCAAGGAAATGGAGAAAAATATGAGCGCTAACGCTTTACACTATCATAAAGACGAACATGAGTGGTTTGATGACGATAAAGAATACTTCCTAACTTTAGGCGATCGAGTGTCTTATTTGTTGCAGCTAACCTTTCACGAAAAAGAAACGTTGCTAGGTGACGAATGAAAGAAGGTTATACGCGCATTACATCTGTACTGTCCCCTTTTTCTGGATATAAGAGCATTCCAATTCACATTCTTGAAGCAAAGGCCGCTATTGGCACAAGAGCTCATGATGTCATAAAGAGCTTTCTTTTAACGGGGGGCGTATGGGATGTAGACCCGGAAATAAAAGGATACGTTGATTCTATGTTGAAGTTTTGGGGGCAAGGATACCCTATCAAAGACGTAGAAAATCGTCTTTATTGCGAAGAGCATATGTTAACAGGAGAACCAGATCTTTTGATTGAAGGGTCTAAAGGTTTGATCCTGATTGATTGGAAAACTTCTGTGAAAGAAAATGCAACATGGAAGTTGCAAGCTTCTGGTTATGCTCATCTTTGCAAGCAAAATGGATTAAAAATTAAGGAAATTTGGTTTGTCAAATTAGACAAGCTAGGGAAGGAGCCCGAAATTTTTAAATACAAAGAAGACATTCCATTATTTATGCGATGTGTTGAAATGTATAAATTATTCTTTAGTAAAGATGAGAATCTTATTATAGAAGAATTAATGGGGTAAAAAAAGCACCAAAAACGGATCAGGTTTTTGATGCTAAATGGAACTTTCCTGAGATCCATCCTCATTATAAATAAATAGTGTAAAAAAACAAGAGGATATATGAACAATAACGAAATAGACGCAATACAAAGCCCTCAGCTCAACGAACTCATGCAAGCCTTAGCAAAGGCGCAAGGTAAAATTACTAACGCGTTAAAGGACAAAAAAAACCCTTTCTTTAAATCGAGCTATGCAGACTTAGCTTCCGTTTGGGATTGTTGCCGAGAACCTTTGTCTTCAAATGGTCTTTCGATTATTCAGACAGTAGAGGGAACAAAAGAATCTATGGTATTAGTGACATGTCTTGGCCACTCTTCTGGCCAGTGGATAAAAAGCCGCATGCCTTTAATGATCATGAAACCTGATCCCCAAAGTTTAGGTTCTTCTTTAACCTACGCGAGACGATATGCTTTATCTGCAATTGTTGGAATTTGCGCAGACGAAGATGATGATGGCGAAAAAGCTATGGGCCGAAAGGCAATACCAGCACCTGAAACAGCGATTATTCACGAAGATCCTTGGAAGCTAGAAGCTAAATTACTGACTAAATCCAAGATTGAGGAAGCGTTTAAAGCATTTCCAGATAGACAACTTGTTGAAGATTATTTGTCTTTTCTAGTGCGCAGCCATGAACTTACATACAAAGAATGGGTGTATAAGATGATAAATAAACCCGAAGATTTTAATGCCAACCTGCTTCTGTGGGAACAAAAGCACCGTTCGGCTTTAAAAATGGAGAAGAGTGCTTAATATGGAAGTAACCGCAGACTTACTTCTTCTTTGATTTTCCCGCTTTATTTAATGAAGCGGCTATGGCCTGTTTTTGTGGATAGCCGCTTTTAATCATTTCTTTGATGTTAGACGATACAACTGCTTTTGATTTACCTTTTTTCAATGGCATAAAGCACCTTACAAATTTGTTGCTGGGATATTCAGTACAGGGTCAATTTTTGGAGTTGCTGTTTGCTGCTCGTCGACTATGTCAGAAGAGTGGCCTTCAGTTGCAATATTATTGAAGCTTAATGTGCAACTTGTTAAAAATAAGCACAAAAAAAAAGAGATATTTTTCATTAGCATTTTCCTTTCATTTTTTTGGCTTTTGCTACAATCTTATCGTTCTTTTTATCTTCTTCCAATAAGCTTTTAGTATCTCTAACGACAGATTTACTTTTTTTTTTCTAATGCTTTAATTTTCTTGTCCATAATCACCCACATTCATATAAGTATCA